TGTAAATCTTCAAAAACTCATAGACCTTAAACAAGAAGAACTTGAAATAGAACGAGAAAAATTAAATATAAAAGTTGGCGAACAAATGGAAGCCAACTCGAAATTATATCAAAAACAAGCCTCGGAGTTAGAGAATTTAATTAATAGACAGAGGGCGTGGAACGAACTTACCCCTGAAGGGAAAAAACAGGCAACTCGTTATGGCTATGGGGAGATAACATCGGGAGACATTGACGCCCAGAGACTTTTAGTCCAAGAAACTCTCAATCAAATAAAACAGAACTTCTATGCGTTGAGTGAGGCAGAACAAGCGGCACAACTCTCCTTATTACGTTCGAGCGGGGAGTTTGGAAACGAGTTGGCAGATCAACTCGAAGTGCAACTAGAAAGAACGATGCGCCCTCACGCCACAGTTATTCAGGGAGTAAGGCAAGAATACCTTGAGTTGATCGAAACGGTTAAATCTCTGTCTGAACTAAGCGCGGGACTTTCGGATATAATCAGCAAGTCGGATTCGGGAGACTTAAACTTCAGTGATTTGGAAAATCTATCTAAAATTTATCCAGATTACCTGAAAGCCTTGACCATTGAGAACGGTCAACTGAAAATAAACGCAGATATGTTGGAAGAATACGCTTTAGCCCAAGCCAACGCCGCGATTGAAACGGCAAAAGCCAGCGGCGCAACAGATGAGCAAATAGCCATCCTAACAGCCCAGCGCGATGCTATTGCGGCGAGTATTCCACAATCTAAAGATTTTACAAAACTGTTCGATGAAATTATCGCGTCGACAAGTGCTAATTTGGTTGGAGATCAAAAGGCGCAGTTTGACCAATTCAGCGCATCCATTCAGTCTGCCAATGAAAGTTTCAGAAACGGACAGATAGACGCAGATGCCTATTTTAACGTTCTCCAAGAGAACATGTCTAATGTGAATTTCACAGAGATGTTTGGCGAGAATGAAAAGGCATCTCAAACTTTCTTTAGCGGCATGGTTATGAATGCCATGAACGCCCTGACTCAGATTTCGTCAATGTTCGATTCGGGAAAAATAAACATTTCCGACTACATGGCGCAACTGACACAGGTAGCAGGACTTTTCCAAACAATTGGTACTATCGTTGCAACAAGCGGTGAGCAGATGGGTATGACCCCTGCTATAATAGACAGTATCACCCAATCAACCGACAATCTATCTACATCGGTAGAGACGATGAACTCGATGCAGGAGTTAAATAATCTTCTGGTGTCGATGAACAGCGACAATCTTCAATTTGGTTCGGAGAATTACGACGCTTATGCCAGAGCCGTAGCCGAAGCCGCATTTTCAAGCGGTCAGGCTTGGACGGATATGGCAGGAACTACTTACACGTCAGCCGAACAGATGTATAACGATTTTGTCAATGTAAACGGGGCGATGAGTAACGTGGCGAGTCAAGCGGCGTCAAAAACAGGCGGCGTTATAAGCGGTGTTGTAAAAAGTATATCGGGGATGTTGAGAGCGTTGGCAAACGGGATAAAGACCTTTAAGGGCGGAATCATGTTCCAACCGAGAATCGTAAATGATGGTCTTGATCTTGGTGCGCTGACCAACGGACTTATTAATCTAAAAGTTCCTAATATATCATGGGACATTGTTGGAACAGGAGATTTGAGTTTTGAAAATATTGCCGCTAGTATAGAGAGTTTTGCGGCAGGTTTGGAATCTTCTACTGAAAAAATAAATATCGATGCCAGTGTGTATATGAATCCTGCCCCTCTCAAGGCTGGTAGTAATGCGGCAAACAGTCTCGCCAACGCCTTGAATAAAGTAGGCGGCGCGGCTGGCGGCGCGGCTAAGTCTGTCAACGATTTGAAAAAACGTTTGGATGAAGCCAAGAAAGCGGCGATTGATTCCTTAAAAGAGCAATTAAAAGCCTATAAGAAGATCATCGATGAACGCAAGAAACTCCTCGACTCGATGGCTAAAGAGAGAGATTACCAGCAACAACTTGACGATAAGAATAAAGAAATTCTTAAAATACAAAACGAACTAGCGGCATTGCAGTTCGATACGTCCGAAGAGGGAATTGCACGTAAAGCCCATTTGCAAGATGAATTAGCCAAAGCCCAACGCGATCTGGAAAATATGGAATATGATCGCTCTGTTGACAAGCAAAAAGACGCTTTGGATGCAGATTACGACGCTTTTGAAGCCCAGATCAACGACGCTATTAAAAAGATACAGGCGATAGATGCCAGTAGTATGGCGGATTTCGCTCAACAGTTGGCGGCTATTTTGGCTGGCATACGACCTCCAGAAATGTTATCAAAACCTGAAGGTAGCGATAGCGGAGGAATGGATCGACAAAATCCTCAGCGTAGAACCACCTTCCACAGTGGCGGTCTGGTTGGGGGGAGCGGTTCGGTTAACGGCAATGAGGTTTTGGCAAAACTAATGAAGGGCGAACTCGTTGTGACAGCACAACAAGGAGATGACTTTATAAGAAATACGTTACCTCAACTTGCCCAAAGCATCTCCAACACGGGTAGCGGCAACATGACCATCGAAATGCCATTACAAGTTTTTGGTAATGTCGATAAATCTCTCCTGCCGACAATCGAAAACATGCTTGAAAAAGTGATGCAAAAATTAAACGATTCGCTGAACAGCAGAGGCTATGTCAGAAGAGCGGACATGTTTCAAATATAAATTATAGAAAGATTGTATAAAGAGATGAATATAAGATTTATAAAAAACAAGGGATTTGCAATCTCCCTTGTTTTAGTTTTTCTAATAAGTGTTTTTATTTTCAAAAATACCTACGCACAAGGGGAGTGTGGAGGTGTTTTCGAGCCTGTTAAAATGCAACCCGCGAGTTGCATGGGTACGATTGTTGTTAATGACGCTTGGGTTAGTTTGAGACCTGATGATAGTTTCTGGTATTACAAACTATCTTTTCGTGATAGGGTTGTTGTGGATTATCAGGAAAACGGATATTATTTTGTTAAATGGTATTTCGATTCTTCACACGATCCTATTTACGGATGGATAAATATTAACAAAGTCCTGCTCGACAGAGATGTTACACCCTAATGATTAAATAGAAATAGAAAGGAGGGCGCGTTATGTTTTATGGAAGGGCTTTTATCTATGACGGAGTACCGAGTGAACGTTACGGTCTATACATCTCAAATATAGACGCATCGGCAATAGAGTCTTCGATGGGTTCTTCGAGTATGGAAATTGTTGAGCAAAAAATATTTCGCAGAGCGCAACCTTATTTTTACGGGGCTACCCCTGCTCCAAAACTTCAATTTTCCTTCAGTGCATTTTCAGAGAACGAAATGGATGCTGAATTTTTTCAGTTAGTTCAAAAATGGCTGTTTTCACCTAGAACGTACAGAAAGTTGCAAATAGATCAGCCGGACGTTCGAGACATTTATTTCAATTGTTTGTTGCTAGACCCGAAATTGAATCGAGTCGGAAATTTAATACAAGGATTCAGTTGCGAAGTGAGTTGTGACAGTCCTTATGCGTTGAAATTTCCAGAAGTAACAACCTATACCTATACAACCACAGTGGTTGACAGTACGGTTACATATTACAATGGCTCGGACGATACTGGATCATACCTGTATCCGTCCAGCCTTGTTGTGAGCATGAATAACACAGATGGCGGTTTTACTATAACTAATTTGGATGATTCGAATCGCGTAGTGTCTTTTACAGGTTTGCTCGGCAACGAGGTTTTGACAATAAGCCCGTTGTATCAGACCATATCAAGTTCGACGGGTTTAAAAAGACTCGCTAATAGTAACAAAAAATTTCTACGACTTGTTCCGGCAGTTAATCGCTTGCGTATACAGGGAAACGTTGCCAGTATAGTTATGACAAATCAATGGATTGCCAAAAAAATCGGGGGTTAGATGATAAATGGAAAAAGAAAATGGTCGGACGATGACATAAAAGAACTATGCAAAAGAAAAAAATATATTTTTGTAAAACAGTATATTCTTGGAAAATATAGGAAAGTTGTTTTTCAAGATGAATTTGGATATAGATATGACATCGCTTTTTCCGATTTGCTAACTAATAAAAAAACGAATTGTTGGTAAAAACAATCCTTTTACCTTGAAAAATATAGAAGTTTGGCTGTTGCTGAACAACAAAGATATTGAGTTAGGCGACGGAAATGTTTATATCGATCCTTTGAAAAACAAATTGAGTTTTATCTGTCGTATCTGTAACAACCTTTTCCTAATGAATTGGGCGAATATATCACAAGGTCAAGGATGTCCGATTTGTAAAAAGTCCAAAGGGGAGAGATTTTTAAAATTCTTCTTAGAGAAGTATGATATAAAATATGTTCAACAACATTGGTTCAAAGACTGTAGAGATATAAACCCTCTTCCTTTTGATTTTTATCTCCCTGCTTATAATTTATGTATAGAATTTCAGGGAAGACAACACTATAGGCTGAGAGAAGATGATTTGTTTGGTGGGAAAAAAGGATTCGAATCAAGAATAAAAAGAGACAAAATAAAAGTAAACTATTGTAAAGAAAATAATATAAATCTTCTTATAATACCCTATTGGAAAATTAAAACAATAGAGAAAATAATAAAGAAGTTGATGTAGAGGAGGTCTTTATTATGATAACACAATGGGATTATTTCGGTTATCCAGAACTTCCTTATATAATTTTGTGCAACCCAGATAAAAGTGAATTGTTTAGTCTCGGCTTGGCATATGATACAAACATATCCATACGCTTTAACGCAATGGGGGAGTTTTCTTTCACGTTTCCTAAGAGTATAGATGGGATGCAAACGGAGTTAGAGGCTTACACCTATATTCAAAACAAAAGAGTCATATTTGTTGAAAACTATGGTTATTTTATAATCGTCAATGTTGATGAAAACTTGGACGGGACGACCCCTTTAAAAACAGTATCCTGTCAATCTTTGGAAGCCGAATTGATTCAGAAAAAAGTTGTAGCCTATGGTGGTACAAGACCTCTTTGGAATTCTCTTTCCCCAGAGGGAACGGTTTTGGGAGACATGCTGGAACTTGCCCCAAATTGGTCTGTTGGGACAATAGACGGGGAATTATTAACGGCACAAAGAACCTTTAATATCAGTAATTCCAATGTGTATAATTTTTTAATGAACGATGTTGGTAAAGCCTTCGAGTGTATCTTTATTTTTGATACAGTTTCAAGAACCATATCCGCGAAGGCAATCGCCAACGCGACAGTCTCCACAGATATATTTTTATCTTTTGACAACTTGATTTCAAACGCATCCTTCTCTGAAAAGAATGATGAAATTACAACTTGTCTAAGTGTTAGCGGCGGCGGGGTTCTGAATATTCGTTCTGTGAACCCGCTTGGAACAGACAAGATATATGATTTTAGTTACTATAAAACCTCTGCGTGGATGTCTTCGGGGCTGGTTACGGCAGTTACAAATTGGGAAACTCTGGTAGATACACAACAACCAATATATGCCCAAAACTTGCTACTCCTTCAAACGTATAACGGAGAAAAACTAACTTTAAATTCAACACTAGCTACGTTGAATAGTGACTATTTGGCACTGGAAGGGGTTCAGAAATTACGAATCGAGCAAGGAGAATCCTACGAAGATATAACTGTTCAAATGACAGCCAAACAAGCAGAAATAGATGCTCAAGAGGTTCTAATCTCGAATAAACAGGCTCAGATAGATGCTACAACGGCTATATTAACTAGCATAAATTCAGCCGTTAGTTTTTCAACAAACTTCACTGAAAACCAACTCCTCGAACTAAATAATTTTATATTCGAGAATACTTATAAGAACGAAAATATAATTCAAACTGATTCGATGTCTCTGGTGGAAGTTCAAACACAAAGTCAGGCGTTATACGATCAGGCACAGAACGTACTGGAAAGAGTTTCACAGCCTCGCTATGAGTTTTCCATTACGCCTGTTAATTATATCGTTCTAAACGAGTTTTCTGGGTTTACAAGTCAAACAGAAGTTGGTTCGTTAATAACCGCAGAAATCCAAAAAGACACGTTTATAGAAACGGTTTTGTTAGAATTAAAGTTTCAATTCGACAATCCAGAAAACTTTTCAATGACTTTCAGTAATCGTTTACGCCTCGACAATGCCAATTTTACCTATTCAGATTTAATCGGGGAAGTTGTAAAAACTGGCTCGACTGTGGCGTTCGATTCCTTGAAGTGGTCGAATTGGGAAAACGACTACAAAGACAGCGTTACATCGTTTATAACGTCAGCGTTGGACACCACTGTAAATAATTTGATAAGCAATTCAAACCAAGAGATATTGATAAATCAAAATGGCTTGCGTGGTAAGTCCTTCGACGCGGAAAGTGGAACATATAGCCCCAGACAAGTTTGGTTAACAAGCAACATACTGGCGTTTTCAGATGACTCGTTTAATACAGCAAAATTAGCACTTGGGCAAATTACAACCCCAACCGGAGGGACTGCCTACGGTTTGATCGCGGACGTAATTATTGGAAGAATGTTGGCTGGAAATAGTCTCACGATAGAGAACGAAGGTAACAATTTCATTCTCGATTCGACAGGGGCTACCCTGAACAATGCAAAGTTCACTTTATCCACTGTCAATACAAAAATATTTATTGATCCAACTGATTCGGTATCGTTCAGAATACAGAAAAATGAAGGTGGAACGTTTGTAGATAAATTTTGGGTGGATAATGGAGGCAATGTAAATTTTGCTGGCAATTTGACGGGTGCTACGGGAACTTTTTCCGGTACGCTTTCCGCCTCTGTTGGAAACATCGGAACTCTTGTGATTGATTCTCAGGGTTTAAAGACATCTGATGGTATTAATTATCTGAGAGGTAATGGAGATTTAAAGTGGGGTGGTCTTACCATCAGCGGCTCTAATGCAAGTTTTTCTGGCGATATTTTTGCTAACAGAATTGTCGGACAGGTGGTAAACGATCAAGTGGCGAGTGGTCTTAGTGCTGGTAAAGTTACACAAGGCACGATGGTTGGAAATAGAATTTATGGAGGTACAGCGTCTCCAGACAGAGTAAATCTGGGTGTGGCAAGCGTATATAGCGTTGGTGCTAATTTGGAAATTGTAACCAACGGGACTATATCAATTTCGTCCGCTAGTGGCGGAGCGTTGAGTGCGGGTTCTGGAACTACTATTTCAGGAGGGACTCTTGCCATATATTCTTCAAACATATACACCGGAACGGGATATGGTCTAAACCAAGTTATAACAGTTACGACTCCCTTTGGGACTAGATATTTAACTTTCTCAAAAGGAATTCTGACGCGATATAGCGCATAGGAGTTTTAAATAAATGTATAAGATAAAAATAGGTAACGCTAAAGAGTTTGTGGCAGAACTTGACCGTCGAATGGCTCTCATTGAAGTTCGAGGAGATGGGGTATCCCTCCTTTATGCTTGCAGAGCCATGTTAAAAGACTTGTACGATTCGATGGAGGAGATTAAAGAATCGGATATTAAAGATAATAAAAAAGAGGAGATTGAAGAATCGGATATTAAAGATAATAAAAAAGAGGAGATTGAGAAAAAGGAGAATTAAAATAGAATGACAAATTCAAACCCTTCTTTCGTTTTATATGACCAGATAAATTCGTTGGACGAGGTTGCCTTTATAGCAGGAACAACTTATGTGTTTCATTTCTCCGTCTATGAAGAAAACGGAGTCACGCCTGTCGATTTGCAAGGGGCGACAATAAAATGGACACTATCCCCCTACGGAGAATCGGCATACAGCGCACTGGAAAAGACAGCGACAATAACTGGCACAAACACGTTTGATGTCAGTTTGACGACCAACGATACAAAAAATTTAAGTGGCAAGTTTATTCAACAGCCAGTGGTAATTGCCTTTGGAGCAGAGGAATATCGTCCGGCACAAGGGGTTGTATTGATTCTACCTCGCACACCACTAGCGTAAAAATAACAAGGAGGACATTTTGATTACATACTATTCAGCAAACAGGGTTTTGGATAAAAATTTTGGTGCAACAGCGTATTCCGAGCCAAGTACATATTATTTTGGTTTATCCACTACAACTATTCAAATTGATGGTACGGGTGCAACCGAGCCTTCAGGTGGCGCGTATGCCAGAGTAGGTTTAGCCAATAACAAAACCAATTGGGGAACGGCGGCAAGCGCAACTTTG